TTCGCCTAAACCGAGGTTTTTAAGAACATCAGGCAGCAGCCCCGCATCGGCCATTTCTTTCAGAGCGTTGCCGATTAAAGGGTACTGAGTATGCGGATTAGCGCTTTTGACGTGTTTTTCCATCATGCCATCAGCGTAAGCCTTCACCTCGATTACGGCATTATCAACATATTGCCGGGTTGCCAGCACCACAGCCGGGTCTACCTTAAGCGTTACCGCGTCGGTGCTGCTGACAATGATCATCATGCGCAGGCGCTGCGTGCGCCCGCTGCCCTCCTGCAGCTGCGGCTTATAGGTTTCCGCCGTATTGCACACCGCAATCAGCGTGCCGTCAGCGTCAAACAGGCCCATTTCCCTGATCCAGAATCCACCTTCCGTCTCCGGGATGACCTGCTCGGCAATAATCTGGCTGCTGTTGTTCTCGTCAACGGTCAGTGAGTTAAGCGCCGCGCGGCGCACCTCATTGACCAGCTTTGTCTGGCTGGCGTTTGGGGTTGGCAGCGTGCCGCCGCCGTCACCGACGGCCATCTGCGTGATATTAAGTTTGGTGCCGAGCGATACGGCGTTGGCAATCTTCGCCGCGCCGAGGTTGGTCACAATTGCATAAAATTTCTGTGTCATGGTCCCACTTCCAGCAGGTCGATTACGTGAACCGCCGCGCCGGCATAAGCCGGGCCGCTGACGGAGATGATGTCGGGGGTATAGGGGTAAACGGTAAGATCATCGCCGTCGTAGCTGGCCGCGCCCGTATAGAACCGGCCCGCGCTCTGCAGGTTAATGGACATGCCGAGCATATGGCGGCTGCAGGGCTTCGCGTCGCTGATAAGCCGTTCCAGCTCCTGATAGGTTTCTTCCGTAATGCCCTGGTCTTCCACGCCGATATCGAGGCGAAACGTGCCGGGCGCGTCGTCGCTCTGCCACCACTCAATGACGCGGATCAGGAAGCCGAACGGCTCCACCACGCGGCGCACCGCGCTGATGGTCCCCTTGTGCTGATGGATATAAAACGCATCCTGCACCACCTTGCGCTTGACACTCTCCGCCCAGCCCTCGTCCCAGCGGTCTACCGAAAACGACCAGGCAAGATAGGGAAGAAAACTCACCGGGCAGGTGAGCGGATTCCACAGTTCGCGCAGCGGCACGTTCAGCCCGGAAATGTCCGCGCAGGCATCCGCCAGACGTCGCTCCAGCGTAGCCGAGCCGGGCGGCATCAGACTGCTGTTGCTCATGACACCACCCCGTCAGCGGCCACCGACACGTCGGTGCCGGTGCAGTTGCCAGCCTGCGTGCGGTCCATAATGATATCCTCTGCCGGCTCGATCATTTCCACCCAGTCCACACCGGCCACGCGCAGCACCGCGCCGTAGGACTCCCGGCGCACGCTGCGGCCCAGCTTTTTCTGCTCGGTAAGATAGGCGGCCAGCCTCTCGTTTGCCGCCTCAAGGCACGGACCGGCGGCCACGCCGTCGAACAGGTGCAGCTTTGCCTTAACGCTGTAATCGTGAATAGTTGCCGCCTGCGTGGTCACGCGGTCCGCCACCGGACGCACGCTCTCGGCGTTCAGCGCGGCGTTCACTGTAGCCAGTAAGTCAGCTGTTGCCGTGCCGTTGTCCTCGCGGCTCAGCACGGTGATCAGCACCTCCGCCGGCGCCGGGCTGGTTGCTGACACGTCCAGCACCCGCCCGTCGGCGCTTTTTGCGTGAAACTCATACGCGCCCGTCGGCCCGGCCACGGATAAACCCTCGAATGCTTCCGGCACGCGCACGCGCAGGGCGTCGTCGGTTTCCATCACTGCATCAACCGGCGGCACCGCGTCGGGGCTGGCTGGCGTCACGGTCAGGCGCTTTACGTTATTCAGGGCGGCCAGCTGGTCCAGATCGCTGCCCAGCGCATAGGCCACCATAACCGCCTGCGCCGCCTCGTTAATGCGCTGGCGCAGCAGGATTTCGCGGTACACACTTTCCTGCAGCATTTTCACCATCGGGTCGGACTCCAGCGCAAGCACGCGGCGCACGGCCGCCTGCTGCTCTGCCGGATAAAGCGCAATAAGCGCCGCTTTTCGTTCAGCCAGCAGCGTCTCAAAGTCCGGCACCTCGATAATCTCCGGTGCCGGCAGTTGTGAAAGGTCAATTACTGCCAATGTTGCCCCCTATCGCTACGGATAAAGCGAGCGGCGATCCGTCGTCGCGCCGGCCGGTCATCTCAACCACCATCGAGCCGTCGTAAGCGCTGGTGATGTTTATGGTGCTCAGCCTGATGCGCGGCTCCCACCGGCTCAGCGCGGTGTATACCGCCGCCATCACCTGCAGGCGCGTGGCATCATTCTGCGGGCGGTCAGTCAGCACCGACAGCAGCGAGCCGTATTCGCGCCGCGCTATCCTGCTGCCCTCCGGCGTCACCAGAATGTCGCGCACGCTCTGGCGGATGTGGTCAATGTCCGTGATCGCCTCGCCGGTGTCGCGGTTCATGCCGAGATACATTGTCATCGCGGACCGTCCGTTCTGCTGCCGCCGCGCTGGACGCCGCCGTGGTCATGGTCGTCAACTACCACGCCGTTTGAACTCATTTTTCCCCCGCCCTGCGTCACGTCGCCGCTAATCTTCGCGCCGCCATTAAGCTCCGTGCCGCCATGAATCGCAGTATCACCGGTAATTACGGTCGGGCTGTTAAGCAGCGTCTGGTCAGCGTTCACGACAAAGTGAGCGGTATTTAGCTCGATTTTGTCCGACGCCTCGATCAGCACGCTTTTGATGTTCCTGATCAGCAGCTGGCCGGATTCAGGCTCATACTGAAACCAGCCGCCGTCCTTAAACACGGTGGTAGAGCCATCCTCTGAATAGTCAGGTGGCGGGAAAGCCTCTGAATAGATGGCCGGCAGCGCAAACGCGGTTTCCAGATTGCCGCCGAGGCTCAGCAGTACAACCTGCTCCCCCACAGACGGCTTCCACCACGTACGTGTATTACCGGCGCGCAGGGTCAGCCAGTTGATCCAGTTGGTTTCAAGGTCGCCCGTTTTCACCCGGCACAGCCAGTTCACCTTATCCACCTCGGACACAATGCCGGTGCGGATCAGATTGGTGATGAGGCGCATGATTTCGGTGAGTTTTTCGTTCATAGTGTGAGAGTGCATTACCAACGGCCCATATGAAATGGGTAAGCCATGTGTGGTTCACCTTACAATGAGTGCCTTATACCGAAACTCGCTTTTTTGTTTCATTCCCTTAGGAATAAATAATGATTCTTTATAAATATTTAGATTTAGATACAGCACATTTAATATTTAAAAACTCAACTTTAAAATTCTCAAAGGCGTCTTCACTCAACGACCCATTTGAATTAACAAGCTTGCATTATGGAAGTTGGCAAAATAGTGAGGAGCAAATCATTAGGCGCATCGCCGCCTCGATATCCTTTGGTATTTTATCTCTTACACGAAACCCTTTAAACCCCCTAATGTGGGCGCATTATGGAAGAGGCATACAGGCCGATTATAAAGATGCCATGCGGATAGATAAAGGTAACAACACTCATGCTGGAATCGTTTTGGGAATCGACCCAGATGAGGCTGGCTTTAACTCAATTAATTCAAATGTTATTCCTGCAAAATATGGCAGTGTTATATATACAGCAACCAAACCACAACACACCTTTGAAAACTCAGACAACCTTGAGCTTTACGATGGGATGCTATCTCGATTTAAACCGGAACTACTAGAAGCACTGCAACGCACATTTTTGCACAAAGCTTCTTATTGGGCTTATGAAGAAGAAGTTCGAGTTGTAAGGAATATAAGCAGGGGAGAATATAGAGATGAAATTCAGCCCATTAAAAAATCGGCTTTCAAAGAAGTGTATGTTGGGACTAGAAACACCTTTAATAGGCATTACTTGGAAGGGTTTAAAGAGATTATTAATAATGAACTCCCATCATGTGAAATATTTGTATGCAGATTCAATGAAATTGATTGGGGGCTAAAAAAGCTAAACATTAATGATGCGATTTCTAATTTATGAGACACGCTAGCCCCCTCACTTAGCCAGCATTATGACTTGTCTTTTACTGTATGAATTTAGCCCTAATTCATACGAAGTAATTGATATCCAGCATATTTAACTGCCGTGCCTCGCCGGCTTACGCGGTCCAGCAGGCCGTTATGGTGGACGTGCGCCAGCGTCTGTACCGCCGGCACAAAACTGATTGCGGCCGCGTCGTCGTCCGCCTGCGCCCTCAGAAATTTAGCGATTTTAAGTTTCGCAAACCTTTTACGTCGAAAGGAGACGGGTTGCTGCGGGCGCTGACGCGGCACGGTTCCCATGCGGTGCATCCTCGTACACTTCCACGACGTTCCACATCTGCACGCCAATCACGCTGATATCTTCCAGCGCCTCCCCTTCATACGTATCGCCGTCTTCACAGATGATGTAGTCCGGCCCGAGCCGGCCGATATGGCAAATCCCATACGCCTCAAACAGGATGGTGTCACCTAGTTTTGGCCGCACCGACCTGTCGATAATCGCCACGCCATCGTACGTCGGAATATGAAGCGTTTCAGACGGGCGTGAAATGATCAGCACCGGACCACCGGCAGGTCGGAAACTTTTGTGGTGTATGCCGGCGAAAGCATCTCGCGCTTCATCGCCCATGTGTTCTGTATACCCTGCCCTGCGAACCATAGATTCCCCTTCCCGCTCAGGTTGAGACCATCCATCACGCGCATCAGCGCCTCGCTGTTGGCCTGTGGTTTGTTTTCATCAAACAGATTCAGCTGCGACACGCCTTCGCTGTAGAAATCGCCCAGCATCACACCTGCCTTCATGTAGCGGTGCCCCACAAGCCAGATACGATCGAGCGCTTCTATGGCCACCCGGGTGATGTCGCGCGTGTCATTGGTTGGCGTGAGCACCTTGCCGGTCGACTGGTTGCCATAGAAGACTTCACCCGCGGCGTGAGGGCTGGTTCGGACGAACACAGCTATCTGCGTGCAATACTGGCGCTCCCCGCGCAGCTTACCCGCGGCTCGCGCGGCGAAGGTGCATATGGCTTCGCGCATATCGTCGTATTTGGTGATCCGGGAGCCGAATGAACGGGAGCAGACGATCTGCTGTTTGGTGGGTGCGAACTCTTCCAGCTGCAGGCATGGCTCACCGCGTAGTTCTCTGACGGTTCGCTCCAGCACAACGTTGAAGTGTTTGCGGATGGTGTAGGTGCTTTGCTCTGACAGGTCTTTCGCGGTCATGATGCCCATGGCGTTAAGCTTCTTGCTGATCCGCCGGCCGACGCCCCAGACATCCTCAACAGGCACCAGCGCCATGAGTTTGCGCTGACGGTCGATATTCGACAGGTCGAGCACGCCGCCGGTCTTAGTCCACTTCTTGGCTGCATGGTTAGCCAGTTTGGCGAGCGTTTTAGTCTGCGCTATCCCTACGCCTACGGTCAGGTGCGTTTCCTGCTTAACGCGCGCCCGGACAGCACGGCCAAAGTCCTCAAGCGGGTGATTGCGCTGCATGCCGTCCAGGCACATAAACGCTTCGTCGATTGAGTAGATTTCTACGGCCGGCACCATGCTCTCCAGCGTGCTCATCACGCGGTTGCTCATGTCGGCGTATAGCGCGTAGTTGGAGCTGAACACCTGCACCTTATGCCGGCGGAATTCATCCTTCAGCTTGAAGTACGGCGCACCCATGGGGATTTGCAGCGCCTTGGCCTCTGCCGAACGGGCAATGACACATCCGTCATTGTTGCTCAGCACCACTACCGGCTTTCCCCGCAAATCGGGCCTGAAGACTGTTTCACAACTCGCATAGAACGAGTTCACATCGACCAGGGCAAACATCACACACCGCCGTTGGGATTGAACACCTGAAACAGGCGCTCTTCACCGTCGGTTTTAGTGATGTCGCGGAACGTTGTGGTGTGCATCTCGATCCACTTATTGGCCGCCCGCAGCGTGTAATGCCAATTCAGCCGATCAAGCTCCCTGATGAAGTCGAGTGTGCTGATGGTGTAGCGGCCGGCAGCGTCGCGTTTCACCGCCTGCCGAAAAGCAATCATGATTTCGTAGTCCCGTGGCATGGTCATTTACCTCCGTGATAAATACTGTATATATAAACAGTAATATCGATCGATAGAACTAATCAAGCCGCTGCGGTTGAGGTTTTTGTAAAGCCTTTGGCGGGTAAAGAGATTTAGTTTTTAGTAATGAGACGTGGTACTTCTGTTCGCCGTCAAAGGGGCGCACGGCCGGCCGCTCAGGAATACCATTGCACTCATTAAACCCGGCGTGCATGCTGTCATTTTCGGCGAACAGGGCAGCTTACTCGCTGAGCCAGCGCAGCAGCGTATCGCGCACCGTGCTTTCAACCTCCGCGTTTACGCCCAGCAGCGGACGCTCGGCATATTGCACAACCGTGCCGCGCCTGTTTACGCGGTCCCGCAGCCCGTAATGGTGGACGCGCGCCAGCTTCTGCACCGCCGGCACAAAACTGATTTCGGCCGCGTTGTCGTCCGCCTGTGCCTTCAGATATTTGGCAGTTTTGAGCTTCGCAAACATTTTGCGGCGGATGCGCCCCGGTTTGCTACGGGCACTGGCGCGGCGCGGTTCCCACGCGGTGCCGTCCGGCGCACGCTGCGCGGTGATGTTCGCCTGCTGAATGCGCCGCACGTCGCGGGCGACCTCGCGCAGCATCTTTCTGCGAGCCGCCGGTGCCAGCTGCGTCAGCAAAGCATCCAGCCAGGCGTCAACCTCATGCAATTCAGCCATGACTTACCGTCCAGTGTTCGTCCGAGGTTTCAGGTTCCGGCACGGCTTCCACCGACATCTTCCCGTCCACCTCGCGGGCGATCACGCGCTCGGTCAGCCGAATATTCATGCTGATGTCGCAGCGGTCATTGCCGAGGATATCGACCTCAAACGCGAACAGCTTTTCCCGCTCCGCGCTGTTCTGCAGCGCGTCCGGCTGGTTCTCCATCAGCCAGAACAGTACCGGCGCCATCAGCAAGTTCTGATCGCCAGTAAAGTCGGTGATCACCACGTTCAGCGTGTAGCGGTATTCCCACGACATCGAGGCGGCGGAGGTGGCGACCAGCTGACCGGCGTCAACAAACAGGTGCAGCCTGTCCGGGTTTTCATCCACATAGGGCACCGACTTATTCAGGGCGCGACGTAAGGACTGCGGCTTGTGCATCGTCTTTTTCCTGACAGCTGATAATGGTGTCTACCTTGTCGGCGCATGCCGCCCAGGCGGCCTCCGTTTCATCCAGCAGCGCGTTCAGGTCGCCGTTACTGCGCGGCCCTGCCGGGTCGAGCTGGCAGCGGGTAATTTTCGGACAGCCACTGACGGTAAGACTCACCTCCGGCGAGGGCCGGACGCTGGCGCAGCCGGACAACAGGATCAGGCAGAGGGGTGTCAGACCAGCGGCGAAGGTCTTCATTTTCACGTTTCAGTTCCTCAATGGTGCGCTGCCGCTCGCGCAGTAATTTGCCGTTCTGCTCGGCGGCGGCAAACAGCTGCGTCTGCGCGCGGCTGCTGGTCTGCGTCAGGATATTCAGGGCAATCAGCTGGCCGTTTTTCTGCGAAAGCCTTTTGCCTTGGCTTTCAATGGTGATCGCCTGCGTATCAATGCGGCTGTGCGCTGTACTGAGCCGCCAAGACTGCACGCCGAGCGCGGCCAGCAGCGCACATACCAGCACTGCAAGCGCGCGCATCATAAAGCCGCAGGCTCTGCAAGCTGGCTGCGCAGCAGGTTATAAATCACCACGGCCAGCAGGTAGCAGACCAGCGTGATCACCCAGCCCGAAAAGGCCAGCGACATCACGATCAGCAGCTTCAGCAGCCAGCCCGCATATTTCGGCACGGCCTGCGCGTCGCTGCCGGCCAGAAACTTCTTCAGCGCTGCCTTCAGGCGCTGCCGGGTCGTGCCTTCAGAAAACAGCACCCCCATGGCGCAGCCGGCCAGCGCGCCGGTAAAGATATTGACCAGCCAGACAAGGGCGACCACGATATGCATTGCCGCGCCGTTGTGGCTCATCAGCGACATCATCACAAGCGTCAGCAGCACGCCCCACACCACCAGACCCTGATTACGTTTACTCATCTCTCACGCTCCTTTCAGACACCAGGCCAGCTCACGCTGGCGCCGGTTATCCAGTCCGATATTAAAAACGCCCTTCACGTACACCCAGCGCGGCAGCTGATAACACGCCTCGCGCCATTTTCCTTTTTTCAGCAACGTCACCATGGTTGAGCCGCAGGCGTTGCCGGTGCCGACGTTGAACGCCAGCGACACCAGCGCGTCGTAAACCTGCTGCGGCATGGAAACCGCCACGCAGCGCGCCAGTGCCGCCTCGACGCGTAACACGTTGGTGATGAAGTTGCCCGCAGCCTGCCGCTCGGTGATCGTCTTGCCGGGAATGACGCCCACAGTGTTGCCGATGCCGTCTGTCCACCTGCCCGCATCGCACAGGTACGGCTTGAGCCGGCACCCCTCGTAATCCGCGATAAGCTTCAGTCCCTCCGGCGAGGTGTGCAGCATCTGGAAGGCCGGCAGCATCGCGGCGATGGCCAGCACCGCGCCGACGCTGCAGCGCTTAACGGTTTGCAGATTCATAGTCCTCCCGCGTGATGCGTCCGCTTGCCAGCAGCTGATAGGTTTTGTGCTTGTAGTACCAGCTGATCAGCGCCATCAGCAGGCCGATCAGAACACCGGCCACCGTTGACGCGTCTTTCAGGTTCATGCCACCCAGCCACGCCATCACCACCGCGATGCACCAGGTGATAAAAGTGCAGATTCTCTCCCACATAGTTCAGTCCCAAAGCTGGACGGCCTGCACGGTTGCCGCCGTTGTCACGTCCGGCAACTCCACCTCCAGCCCGTGCGGCAGGATTGGGCCGTGCTCCGCCAGCCCCGGATTCGCCTGTAAGACCTGCTCGGTTATGCCCTGCGTGCGCCCGTAGTGACGCCAGCAGAGCGCGTCCACCGTGTCGTACTGCTGCGCACGCACTTTCATCAGATAAGCTCGACGGTGCAATGCGGCAGGTTCTGCACACGGCTGACCGCCCAGCGCGCGTCCCGCCACAAATCGCCGGTGGCGTCCGCCAGTTCCTCACCGCGCTTCATGGCGGCGGCGGTGGCGTCGAAATCCTGATAGCGCTCGTTCAGCACCGCGCGGGTCCAGCACCACACCGCATTCTGGTAGTGATGCAGGCGGGCGCTTTCTCCGCCCAGCGTCTCCCCCGGCACATCGGCCAGGCTGTTAAAGCCGCGCAGCTCCTGCTGCTCGCGCCACGGGTAAAGCTCCGCGTTCACTTCGGCCATTGCGGTCAGCACCACCTGCCGCAGGCGCTCCGGCGTTACGGTGCCATCAACGCGCATTGCGGTTCTGAACTTCGCCAGATCGATGTCCGGCCAGAATGAGTTGTTGGGGATTGTTTCCGGCGTTCCCGCCGCCTTCTGCGGCGCTACAAATTCCATCAATTGCTACTCCTGAAAAGGTTGGGCGGTGGACGGGGTTTTGATAAGGCTCAGCCTGTCGCCACCCCGTGCCGCCCCGCGCGTGGGCACGTCCGGTTATCAGCTGGCGTTGCGGATTTTCCGCGTCAGCTGCTCAATGTCTTTTTTCACGCCGCACTTCTCGTCAAGCTGCAGCGCGCGGGTCAGGTGGTTCAGGGCCGAGGCCGGGCTGCTGTCGGCGAGCATCCAGCCGATGGACTTGTGCAGGCGGGCGCGAGACTGGTCCGGCATATCCAGATCGCCGATCACGTCCAGCGTCTGCAGCAGCAGCGCCACGTCGAAATCCGTTTTTGCCAGCAGGGCATTTTTTGCCGCGTCGGCCATCTCCTCGGCCAGCACCGTCTGCGTGTTGCGGTTGCCGATGGGCATTCCCCAGCCGCGGCTGACCGCATGGCGGGCAATTTCCAGTGCGCCGGCATAATCCCCGGCGTCAATGCGCCAGAGCATGACGAACATCACCACGTCGTCCTGCTGCTCAGCTTCTGCGGCCAGCACGCCATTCACCCAGGCTGCGTACTTCGGCAGAACCTCGATTTTGATTTCGGCTTTTTTAACGGTGGACTGAATGCCCTTCAGGCGGCGGCGGTCTTCGCCGAGCTGCATCAGCATCAGCTCGTAGCCGCTGGCGTGGCGAACACTGCCGCCCTGTCGGGCGGCCTGTTCAGCCTGAACGCGCTGGCGGTGCTGCCGGGCGGGACTCAGGCTCATCTGTTACGCTCCTGCGCCAGCGTCTGCTGACTGAGTCGTTTCAGGCACAGGAACGACGATTTCGATGTTTTCAACCAGCGCGGCGCAGCGGTAATCCTCAATCACGTACGCTTCGTTAACTGATTCAAAGTTCTCGATGCGGTCGCGTTTCGGGTTATCGATAACCGAGCGGCGGCGGGTTTCCTCCTGCCAGTAAATGGACAGGTTGTCCAGGCGGGTGATCAGCACCGCCTTTGCCGGGAAGAACGGCGCGCGCACCGCCTGCAGGCCGCCCATGCGTTTCTGGCTGATAATCAGATCGGCGGCGAGCTTGTTGGTGTTGTCCTGCTCGTTGTTTACCAGCGGGAAATATTTATCGGACAGCAGCTCGCGTCCGCAGATCACCACCAGACCGTCGTCGTCCTGGAAAATCGGGTCGATCAGTTCGTTTACAGCGTCCATCACCAGCGCGTCGAGGTTGAGATACACGCCACCCTTGCCGACCTTCACCGGCGCGGCGGTTGTTTCGCCGTCCTTTGTGATGCTGCCCATCACGTTATCCGGTGCGTCTTCGCGCAGCTTCTGCAGCCAGCCTTTGTTAACGTCCTGCAGCATGGGGTTTTCGGTGCGGTTGGAGGTTTTAGCGCGCTTAACGCCGTTAAAGCCGATGGTGATTCGGTCCAGCGCCTGCCGCTTCACGATGGCGTTGCGGATACGGGTCTGGAAGTCCTGAAACTTCGCCCACATGTCCAGCTTCGCGTATTTCAGCGCGGTATCAAAGTTGGTCTGCTCGCACTTATATTCCGTGCCGATCATTTCCGTTGGATCGACCGGCTCGCGGTCTTTTGTGCTGGTATCAGTGGTGCCGGCAATCGAGCCGCCAACGCCCAGACCCAGCAGCTGGCCGGACTGTTCAGTGACTGGCACCACATTAATCAGCGTCAGGAAGGCGGCTGACTGCTGAATGGTATCTTCCAGCGTCTGCGCTACGGACGGCTCGACATTGAATTTGCTCGACAGCTCCTCAACCGGCACACCGTTGAGTTTTGCCAGCTGCGTCAGGTAAGCGTTAAATGCAAAGCGGGTTTTCTTTTTCATGGGGTTTGCTGCTCCTTTAGCAGTTGGTCAGGTGTTCGGCTGGCGCGGTGCCACCCGGCGTGCGTGGGCGAAAATCTTTGCGCCCGTCTTCGCTTTCCAGCTGCTGCTTCAGCTCGCTGAACGCGTCGCGCTGTGCTTTCAAATCTTCCAGCTGTTCGTTCAGGCTGATCTCCAGCTGGCTCAGACGTTCCGCCTGCTCGCCCAGCGTCTTATCGGTGCGGACGCCATACGCCTGCTGTTCGCTGGCGATCAGTTCCACAGCCTGATGCACGTCGTTAAAGCGCGCGCTGTCGGTCTGCTGCTGCTTGCTGAACATGGCTTTGACGCGGGCAAACAGCGCGGGCTTTTCGTCCGGCGCGTCTTCCAGCTCGATCGCGGTTTCGGTCGCGGCGGTAAAAAGGTTGTCAGGGTGCTGCTTGCGGTTTGCGAGCGGGTTATGCTCCGCCTTTGCGCTGAACTGCAGCATTTCGGTGCCGAGGCTTGCCGGATCGTCAGTGGCGGCCAGGCCGACCAGATACGCCTTGCCGGTGTCGGCAAACTTGGTGCTGACCTCCATAGAGGTGAAAAGCTTCTGTCCTTTTTTCACCAGTTCAACCAGTGAGTCCGTCGGCATGATGTCGGCATAGAGCGCCATCTTCCCGGCCAGCTGCCCGGCGCTGATTTCTTCTGCGACCAGCGCGGACACCGTGCCGTAGCGGTTAAAGGTGTTGTCCGGCGAATACGCCTTGATGTGCTCCAGATTGATACTCGCGGTGTAAACCGCCGGATCGTAACTGGCCGCCATCTGTACCAGCCATTCACGGGAAATTTCGCGCCCGTCCGTGGTTGCACCTTCCACCCCGATACGAAAACGCTTTGCAGTCACTGTCATGAGCCAGGCTCCGTTGGTTTTAAACGTCTGAGAGCCTTATGTTTGCGGCGGGAGGGGTATCGAAACAACGCGGGGACGTTGTGCGGCTCACCACACAATGAGGGGCAGCGGAAAAGGCACCGGCGGGCCCGTATTTTGGGGCCATGACAACGACACTCGCCCCCGAAGACCTCGATCCCCGCAGGCAGGCTATGCTCCTGTACTTTCAGGGATACCGTATCGCCCGCATTGCTGAAATGCTGGGAGAGAAACCCGCAACCGTTCACAGCTGGAAAAAGCGCGATAAGTGGGGCGACTACGGCCCGCTCGATCAGATGCAGCTGACCACCGCCGCACGCTACTGCCAGCTGGTCATGAAGGAGACGAAAGAAGGGAAAGACTACAAGGAGATTGACCTGCTGGCGCGCCAGTCCGAGCGCCACGCCCGTATCGGCAAGTTTAACAACGGCGGGAATGAAGCGGACCTGAACCCGAAAGTGGCGAACCGCAACAGCGGGCCACGAAAACCGCCGGAAAAGAACCTGTTCAGCGACGAGCAGATCGAGAAGCTGCAGGAGATTTTCCACGGCTCAATGTTCGGCTACCAGCGCCAGTGGTGGGACGCCGGCAACAAGCACCGCATCCGCAACGTGCTGAAGTCGCGCCAGATCGGCGCCACCTTCTACTTTGCCCGCGAGGCGCTGATCGATGCGCTGACCACCGGGCGCAACCAGATTTTCCTGTCAGCCAGTAAGGCGCAGGCGCACGTATTCAAACAGTACATCATCGAGTTCGCTAAAGAGGTGGACGTAGAGCTGAAGGGCGACCCGATGACGCTCGCCAACGGCGCGGGCCTGTACTTCCTCGGCACCAACGCCCGCACCGCGCAGAGCTACCACGGCAACCTGTATCTGGACGAATATTTCTGGATCCCGAAATTTCAGGAGCTGCGCAAGGTGGCGTCCGGCATGGCGCTGCACAAGAAGTGGCGCCAGACCTACTTTTCCACGCCGTCCAGCCTGACGCACAGCGCCTATCCGTTCTGGTCCGGCGCGCTGTTTAACCGGGGCCGCGCCAAAGTCGATCGCGTGGACATCGATCTGACCCACGCGAGCCTGTCGCCGGGCCGCTTCTGCGACGACGGCCAGTTCCGCCAGATCGTCACGGTAGAGGACGCCGTGCGCGGCGGCTGTAACCTGTTTGACCTCGACCAGCTGCGGCTGGAGTACAGCCCGCCGGAATACCAGAACCTGCTGATGTGCGAATTCGTGGACGACCTGGCGTCCGTATTCCCGCTGCAGTTGCTGCAAAAGTGCATGGTGGACAGCTGGGAGGTGTGGTCCGACTTTGAGGCGCTGGCGCTGCGTCCGTTTGGCTGGCGCGAGGTGTGGATCGGGTACGACCCGGCAAAGGGCACGCAGAACGGCGACAGCGCCGGCTGCGTGGTAATCGCGCCGCCAGCCGTGTCCGGCGGCAAGTTCCGCATTCTGGAGCGCCACCAGTGGCGCGGAATGGACTTCCGCGCGCAGGCGGAGTCCATCAAAAAACTGACGCAGCAGTATAACGTCACCTATATCGGCATCGACTCCACCGGCGTGGGTCTCGGCGTGTACGAGAACGTGAAGATGTTTTTCCCCGCGGTAAAAGAGTTCGTTTACAACCCGAACGTGAAAAACGCCCTTGTACTGAAAGCGTTCGATATCATCAGCGGCGGCCGGCTGGAGTTTGACGCCGGCCACCTCGACATCGCGCAGTCATTCATGGCAATCCGCCGCGCCACCACGGCCAGCGGCAACCGCCCCACTTACGAAGCCAGCCGCAGCGAAGAAGCCAGCCACGCGGATTTAGCCTGGGCAACCATGCACGCGCTGGCGAACGAACCGCTGCAGGGCGAATCCGCCAACAGCCGCAACATCATGGAGATTTTTTAGATGAGTAAACGCAGGAACCGCACGCGCACCCAGCCCGTGCAGCAAAATAATATGGCAGGCGGCACCACGGCGGAAGCGTTCACCTTTGGCGATCCGGTGCCGGTTCTGGACCGCCGCGAGCTGCTGGATTACGTGGAATGTGTGATAACCGATCGCTGGTATGAACCGCCGGTGAGCTTTGACGGGCTGGCGCGCACGTTCCGCGCCGCCGTACATCACAGCTCGCCGCTCAACGTGAAACGCAACATCCTGACCAGCACATTTATCCCGCATCCGCTATTAAGCGGTCAGGCGTTCAGCCGGTTTATTCAGGACTATCTGGTATTTGGTAACGCCTATCTGGAGAAGCGCACTAACCGCCTCGGCGGCGTGCTGTCGCTTGAGCCGGCACTGGCAAAATTCACCCGTCGTGGCACCGACCTGGATACCTACTGGTTCGCGCAGTACGGCCTGAACACGCAGCCTTACCAGTTCGCACCCGGCAGCGTCTTTCACCTGATGGAGCCGGACCTGAATCAGGAAATCTACGGCCTGCCGGAATACCTATCCGCCATTCCGTCAACGCTGCTGAACGAGTCGGCGACGCTGTTTCGCCGTAAGTACTACCTCAACGGCAGTCACGCCGGTTTTATCATGTATATGACCGACGCGGCGCAAAATCAGGAGGACGTGGACAATATCCGTAAAGCGATGAAAAGCGCGAAGGGGCCAGGCAACTTCCGCAATCTGTTCATGTACTCGCCGAACGGGAAGAAGGACGGGATTCAGATCATCCCGCTATCAGAAGTGGCGGCCAAAGATGAGTTTCTTAACATCAAGAACGTCAGCCGCGACGACATGATGGCCGCGCACCGCGTACCGCCGCAGATGATGGGGATCATGCCGAATAATGTTGGGGGGTTTGGTGATGTTGAAAAAGCGAGTAAGGTATTTGTCCGCAATGAATTGTTACCGCTGCAAAAAAGGCTTACAGAGGTCAATAATTTCATTGGTGAGGAAGTAATTGTTTTCGAAGAATACAGCCTTTAATAATCCAGCCCCTTCATTAAGGGGCTGATAAATTAATGATTCCAAACTGACATGTAAGCCTCACCAGCCAACCGGTCAGTCTTATCCTTTATCTCATGCTCTGTCCAATTATTGTTATATAATTCGCGATACTCAACAATAAAATCTGCAACCAATGCATACTCCGATTGAGAATATATCGCTATTTTCTCTGCAACACTTTTATTTTCAGCCATTTCGTTAAGTCTTTTCGACAGCGGCAATAAATTACCAATCATACCAATTTCTTTACTATCACCATTACTTTGAGATTCAATATGCTCCAAGGTTATTGAATCCGGTTTCAATTCAGCATGTGGGTGCCTTAAAGTTTCAATCTGAGAAATAATATATTGAATTAATTTTTTTTGCTTAGTTTTCTCATTGGTGAATAATATATCGCTGAATTTTTCAGTAAACACAGTCAACTCTGGCTTTCTATTGCTTAACAACGTACATAACTGGTCAATAACTTTTCCATTTAATTCTTTCGTGCTTGAGGGATCATTGATGCTTCTTGCAGCTTTTGAGTATGCCCCCTCTATTCCTGAAGGACGTAGTGAGCATACCGCATTAAACATGAAGTGAAATTTTTCAATCAATACCATTGCATTGATCATATCTCTATGCCTCAACTTTCCTTTACTCTTAGCCTTAAATAAAGCTAGTATAAAAGGTCGGCACTGTGTAATTCCGAATAGCCGGAGAGCATTGAGAGAGCCATATATTTTTTTATCTTCAATTTGTGGAAAATCCGTTTCCAATGGTGATGAAATAATAGAATATATTTTGGCATCCTCAACCAATTCTTGGATAAAAGTGATTGGCTCAATCTCACCATTCCTCCATTTTTTTATAAAGGAGCGATAGAGATTATCGTTGTTAACAAACGCATACTTAGAAGCCCACCAATGCCTTATATAACTTTCAATAGTACCAGTACCTGTGCGATTGGTTAAAATGGTTCTAATCTTTCGCCAGTTATCTTTAGCTTCGTCACTTGGATGATCACTCTTCAGAGCTTTGAAAATCTCATTTTTAATCAAATCAACGAATGTTAAATTCATACCTCTAGCATTTAATGTTTCAAATATTGTATAAGCTTCATCTTCATCATTCACAGTAATAAAGATTACTTTTAAATACCTTAGTATTTGATCCCTAATTGATTTCAGAAAGGTCTCATAATCATCATCATTAGTTATCTTTTTTCCGAAGTGAGATTCAAGATTTTCTTTTGAAGCTAATGTGGTTATCTCTTTATATGCTGCTAAAAGATTCCGCTCTTCAGTGCTTTCGGGTGTGTCATCAAACTTTTTTAAAAACTGAATGTTTCTTTGAAAGAAAGGCTTTGGAGTTTCATTAATCAACTTAAAGAAATGTTGCCCATTATCATCCTTACCTTCAATATAGTTTTGAAAAAGCGCTTCAGCTAATTGCTCCTTTCCGATTGAATTGAAACAGTCACATAATACGGAAAGGAAGATTGTTATTGTAGTTAGCCGCTGCTGGCCATCTACAATCTGCATTTCCTGTCCAGTTTCATCACCAACAAGCACTAAAGAACCAATAAAGTATTCATTGTTAATTAAATCACCTGATTCATTAATCTTAATATTTGAAACAACATCATACCATAATTCATATATTTGCTCTTTAACCCATGAGTATTCTCTTTGAAAACGCGGAACAACATATTTTCTATTGACTGAGAGCAATTCCGAGAGTGTACGAGTGTAAGCATGCAATTCCATTGTGAGCACCTTTTGGTTTAAGATTTATCTTAATTACCACTTAAGCAAGGTTAAGTAAAGCTCACAGCGCGCGCTCGTACCCCCGCCACGCCTGCCCGCTTTGTGTATCGGTTTTCATGCGCCTGCATGACATATGAAAAGCCCGCCAGAACTGGCGGGCCGGGGTAAATTTGATCCTTTTGGGATCATGCGAATTCATGCGGCATAGGCATGCACTACGCGTCACTGCCGGAGAACCATCAAAGCAGACTGCCTAACGCCTCGCCCGGCTCGTTGTTCAACCCCGCCAGCGGCCAAAAAACAAGTTTTTGGCCCTGCCGGGATTATCAATGTTGCCAGCTGTCGTCTTCCCAAACTGACTGAAGTATGTCCATAACATTCTTTTTATCCGCATCCAGTTTCAGGCCGCTCAACTCCACACCGTTAGCGCTGCCCTTTCGAATGCGTATGCTGGTTTTGGGGTATACAGGTAACAGGTTCTTATAAAGTTCAGCTTCAAGGGAGGTGAGGACTCCCGGGCTAATTTTCTGCTCTTTGTCAATCATGATGTCAATGCGCATAAAGCCCTCTCTCAATGCGAACTGCTGTTTTTCATCTGTGCTTCTGATTGGCGCAGCTGCGCCATTAGTTCACCAGATAACTCAAGCAACCATTGGATGGCGAAATCCTTCTCCTCCTGATCACAATCATCAAAAGAGATTTTTTTAAGAATAAATTCAATTTGTTGGAGTTTAATTTTCTCCAAAAGGTAGTCCTGCATCATCCCTCCCCCATATCAACAACTGTATATGCGTACAGTATAATACTGGTTATCAAATGTGAAATGATTTTTTAGGTTCAATTACCATAAGTCTTAAAGTATGCCCTTGAACTCATTGCACTTACTCCCCAGTTCTACCTGTAGAAGACTGGCGCGCGAGACGCTCAATTCGCCTCAAAATCGCCGTCGAATCATAAATACGGTGCGGCCTGAGCAAGTCTCCATAAGCGGAGCTGCGGAACATCCGCCCGGCAATTTCGGTCTGCGTGCCACCAATGAGGCGCACGGCCAGACCGCGACTGATAGTTTCACCGCTTAAATCTCTCACCTGGCTTATCAGGTTGTCGCACGCAGCTTCAATTTTGTCCGATCGCCGGAGCTTCTTATGTAGTTTTTGAGGTTGCTGCGCCCTTATTTGCGCGAGCAATCGCCGCCGTTCCTTCCTGCTCATGCCGTCAAGGTCAATTTTGCTGAAACTTTCCGTCGGGTTCGAATCCTCAGATCTCAAACCTCCCGTACAGTTATTGACAGAACTCCGAGAGGACGCGGGCGCGTCCTGAAGGTCAAAAGCAAAATCAACGGCACGCTTCGGAACGATTTTCCACTGCGTAAGCCGGGTTAAAATTGGCGTATCTTCTCCGACTTCAGTAGCAAAAACGCCTTTGATGCGCACGGTTTCCTCGCCGTATTCGTTCACGTCTTCGCTGACCTGATACCAGGTGCGCACGGCCAGTTCATCGCGGCGCACGAACGGGCCGCCCTGCGCATTAACGTAGCCTGCCCAGTCACCCGCATCAGCAGCGTCGTGCGCAGCTGCAAACTCAACGCTTAGCCCGTGCGCGGTTTCGCTGTCGGCCATGCGGCGCAGCTCGCGGTAAACAGTCACCGGCGCGCCGCCCACAAACTGGAACTGGCGAATGTGCCATCGCGCAGCCCAGGCGGAAACGGCCGGCGCAGTCTCTTTCAGCTCTTTGCCGCTTTCGTCGTCAATTTCACCGTCAAGCGCGTAGCCGTCGATGTTTTTCGAGATGTACTTAGCCACATATCCGGTGGCGCTGCCTTTTTCCGGGTCAATGGCTTCGGCGTGAAAACGCGCTTTGCGGGCTTTATCGCTCGTGAGTTCGCGGCTGTCTTCCTGATATGCGTAATTGCGGATGGTCTGGCGCACCTGCTCTACATCCTCAGGACGCATGAACATCAACATGTGCCAGTGTGGTGTGCCATCGTGGTGTGGCTCGGCAACGCGAATGCCAAAAATACGGATCTCGTCTCGGTGCAGTTTGGCGCGGATTTTCTGCCAGACGCTGCACAGGTAGCGCTGGGTGTCTGCGGGGCTGGCGCCGTTCCACTTGCGATTACGATGGCCGGTCTTGATAGTGGCGTGGTAGCGCGAAGGGGCTGTGAGAGTGTAAAAATCGCCAACGAAGCCCTTTGCGTTGCAGATATTTTCGAAGCCGCGAATGCGCGTCATTAACTCGCAGCGGCGGATCGCCGGATTTGCCACGCTGCCGTCATATTTATCGATCAGGCTGATGCGGTTGCCGTCTTCGTCTTCCAGCTCCAGCCCTTTAAGAAATTCACGCGTGCGGCGCTTCTGCTCGCGCCATTCTGAAACGGTCATGTTGCTTGCATATGAGGTGTGCTTTTTGCTGACGTTCGCCAGGGCGATCTGCAGATGTTCACGCCACGAAGCGGCGACGCGGCGCAGACGGCCCTTCCACCATTTTTCGGTCTGCATGCGCATGATCGCCGGGGTCACTTCCTCCGGGTCGAACAGGCGGGACGTAACCTTTTCCCACAGTGGCGGCGTCTGGCTCAGCTCCCGGGTGATAGTGGCGGCGGTCATGTAAACGCGATGGGTGTATTTGTAATCCGACTCGTCGCTGGCCTGCGCGTGCGCCTGTACCAGCTCGGCCAAGATGAAATTAGCCACATCTCCGGCCAGCAGATCGACGTCAGCGCGCGCCATATCCGGCAGGCGGTTAAAGCGGCGCATCAGCTCCCAAAGCGTACCGGCCGCGCTGGCCGCGCCAGCCTGTTGAGCGGCGTTGCCTGCCAGCAGGTTAAACGTGCCGCTGCTCATTTCGCTGAGACGGTACTGATTACTGACGCATTCAACGCGTGGCAATGTGCGCTCAACAAAAGTTTTTGCTAAGTACGCATTGGCACGGGCAATGCCCTGCGTCTTTTCAAGCTCGCTGACGCGGCGCCTGACGTCGAGCTGGATCAGTGTCGGCTGCTTTTCCAGTAGCTCCTGCGCACGTGCTAAAGCCGCAATCATCTTATTGCGGCTGTGCATTTCCTCATAGGTGGGGTATGGGCTGGCGATGGCTTCCCGTGGCGCATTCCACGGGTATGCATACTTCAGGATCATGCTGCATCCTGCTTAATGCGCGGGCTAAGCCACAGGCACTCTGTTTTGACTTTAGTTCCCCTGCCCGCGCTAATTCTGGAAGGTTTGCTGACCATGGTCCAGCCCGCAAGCATGTCCCGATAGAGTTCACAATCGTAACCACTGATCATCACCATTCCGGCAAGAACGCTGGCCACAGATAAAAGCTGCTCGTGCTGGTCGTCGCTCATTTCGTGGTTGTAGCAGCGATTTCCTTTAGCGCGGGTTTCGGTCACATAAGGCGGGTCTACATAGTGCAGCGTGGTTTCGGCATCATGAGCGCGCATGACATCAAGAGCGTCTTTGCTTTCAATGATCACGCCCTGGAGGCGCTCGCAAACAGCGCGCAGGTTTTCAGGGTAACGTTCCCATAAGTGTGCGGCTGTAGCGTATTTGCGCTTACTGTCTCCGCGAAATCCTGAATTACCGCCAATACCAGCAGCGGAGCCGAATCCCATACACGCACGCACGACCATGCGGCGGGCACGTTCCAGAGGCTCATCGGTAAGCTCCTGTGCGGCGTAAAATTCATCACGTGCGTATGGCGTCAGGCGGCACGCATCCTGCAGGCGTTGACAGGACTTCGCATCGCGCAGGACGCGAAACAAATTGACCACTTCACCGTCTAAATCGTTATAAACTTCAGCGTAACTGCGTGGCTTCTGAATCAGTACGCCAGCTGCACCGCCGAAAGGTTCGACGTAGCATGTATGCTCAGGCATAAAGCTGATCACCCATGGAGCCAGGCGAAACTTACCGCCGTGGTAACGGATCACAGGATGCTTAATTTTGTCGGTAGTCATGCCAGTGCCTCGCATTTAACTGGCATACGCACAGCGATAATTTCAGCAGCCCGCTTTTTCTCACCGGCAGCAACACCAACCGATCGTGCCACATTGATTTTTGTCAGCTCAAAATCCCGCAGGATGCTGCGGGTAAACAGGGTGTCGCTGTTTGACAGGACAACTGGATTGCGATCAGCAATGCCCAGCAGGTAGCAGACCAGCGAGCACTGGTCATCGTCGTCAAAACCAGCGGTGTGATAGTCGGCAAACGTGCCGTGATACGGCGGATCGCAATACACCACGTCGCCGCCTTTAATCATGGTCAGCGTTTCCTGATAACCGGCACAGATGAACGTCGCGCGCTGAGCCTTCACGGCAAACGCCTCGATTTCAGCCAGGGGGAAATAAGGCTTCGCGTAATTCCCGTAAGGAACGTTGAATCCGCCGCGGCGGTTATAGCGACAAACCCCGCGGTATCCGTGGCGGTTCAGATAGAGAAAGTGCGCCGCGCGCTCAAGCAGTGGCATGGAGGCGCTATTGTTGAATTCATCGCGCAACCGGTAATAACTTTCCTCGCTCGTGTTCTGATTGAAAAGCGACGCCGCCACCACGATAAACGGGCGCGCATGCTCTTTGACCTGCTGATAAAGGTTGATTAAATCGGGGTTAATGTCAGCGATCAGATATTCCGGGTAATCAGTATTCATCATTACTGCGCAGGAACCGGCGAACGGCTCGACCAGACGATCGCCGGCTGGCAGGTGAGCCGCCAGCTCAGTCATTACGCCGGCTTTGCTGCCCGGCCACTTCAGGATGGTTTTCATAGTGCGGCCCCTTTGTAATGCGCGCTTTTCAGCTCACCAACTTCCTTACAGGTCACGCACTCAGAAACGCCCGGCAGCGCACGGCGGCGCGCCTCCGGGATTTCATCACCGCAAGAAAGGCAGAAAAACTCACTCGCCCCGGCCGGGCGATGAGTTGCGTTTGCCAGATTGCGCGCCAGTTCCTCCTGCACGCGCTGCTGTACCAAATCCATTGAATCGGCCATCAGTGCAGCTCCCTCGCCTGGTTCTCGTAACGCTCGGCCTCTTTGTCCAGCAGCTCGATAATTTCTGCTGCTGACATTTCCTTTTTGCGGGCATGAATTGCCAGCGCGGCAATGTGGATAGATACGGCCAGCGCATCGTCTGAGCGCTGCTCGCTTTTCGCTTTACTCAGCAGAGCGGTAAGCGCGTCGTCATCACTTTTAAACTGACGGGTTTCAATATTTCGCATTTTTAACTTCTCCTGTATTTGGGCAAAACAATGCCCGGCGGGTTTACGCCATTTAATTTCGTTTGGTTAATTAATTAGGCAGAGCTAATCTTTTGGGGAATAAACTCACGACTGCTTTTAAATGATTCATTGCACGAATAAGCGCCGTTTTTTCATCAGTAGTCAGTTCACTAAAATCAACATCGTGTCTGTCTTTACCGATGTTCGCTAAAAAAAGAACCGCACTTAAAGCCCGTTTATTTTCCTGATAATTGCTGTCCCGCACATCGCGCATATCAGCAAAGAAGCGGGATAACTCTTTTTCACAGTTGCCGCCAAATTGAGAGCGAATTACAGCAAGGTGATTTAACGCTGAAACACGCTGACCTGCTGTCAGTTCACCCAGCATGGCATTACCTTCGATAGCCATGAATTACCTCTTTGCTTTACTTCTTTTTCCTGGCTGCTTAATACCGGATGCCACGGCTTGCCGTTCTCACCCATTATCCAGCCGTTGCCATATGACATTGACGGATTCTGCCGCTTGAGGCGTGCTGCTAAAGAGATCATCGAACCGGCCTCAACTCATACCGATCGATGCGCTCAAACCGCTGATTGCATCCACGGTTGAAGCCAGCGTCGGGTTTGAATGAATGCGGTTCTGAACCGCCAATGCTGCCAGCATCATGCAGCGTATGCCGGTGTTTGCTGCCTCAACAATACCGCGACGGCATGAGGCTGATATGTTGCCCTGATAAGCTGCGCTGGCTGCCAGCGTTCCAACCTGAGCAGAAGCATTCAGAACATAGGCCGGGAATTTCTCGGCAACATGTTCGTTCATAGGAACGCATGGCAGGCATTGCAACTGCGCCAGTGCGCCATCAATAAGCGTTGCATCTTCGGTAAGGTCAGTAAGTTGCAACATTTCCTCAACCGTCAGTTTGTGCGCCTGGTCGGGGTTAAGTTTATTGCGAAGCGCCTGCACTTTCATGCCAGCACGTGGTGCGAGATCGCTGATGTTATGAGCCAGAGCAAACTTGCGGCAGGCTTCTTCAAAGTGGCTGTGTGTGGAAACGCGAAAATCAAACATTGTTATCACTCCCTTAAACAACAAGAATCACGTTTAGTGAATTTTCTTACCGGCGTTCCACGAGAACCAATCTACAAAAACCCGGTCCTTTGGATTTACTTTAGGTTTGATGTGCAGCTTACCTACCTTGATGAAGTAACGCGCCGTGCATAGCTTGATGCCGGTGCGTTCACAGAAAGTGGAGAGTTTCACCCAGCGATTTTCATTATGTGTTGCCAGTTCAGTGTTCATATTGCAAAATCTCACGTTAGGTTACGTACCAGTGGGGACTGCTCGTAACTGATGTTTTTAGCTATCAACTACTATCAATCACTCTTCACTAAAAGCAAAGAATGCACTAATCCTATCTTTGCTTTTAGTGAGTGTCAATCCGCTACTTTTAAAAAGGTGAAGAAATGGACTTAACTAAGGGAGCTAAAGAGGCAATAGAGCGGGTGTGTCGCGCGTACGGATTCACATCGAGAGTACAGCTGGCTGACCATATCGGCATTTCTGGCAGCTCCCTCGCCAATCGCATAACACGTGATAACTATCCAACTGATATCGTGCTCCGGTGTGCTCTAGAAACGGGCGCCCCTTTACACTGGCTTGCTACAGGTGAGCTAAAAGATGGAGAAGTACTTGATCACGCAATGTTAGAGCGCGGAGCCGAAAGATTGAAAGTTGAGGCTGCAAGAATTGCACAGATTCCCACGCTAAAGCTGCATAACCATATGCTTGTCGAGGATGCCCCGATCTTCTTTGATAGAGAGCTAATGCCGACCATGGAAGGCGAGATTAAAATCATCAAAGAGAATGATAGCCATCATATCGTGCAACTGAATCCCCCTCCCCTTACGGACGGTTTTTGTCTAATCGAATACTCAAACCAGATTCACCTTAGAGAAATCACTAACATTCCCGGCAATAAGATAAGGATTGACTTAATAAAATTCCCTATCGATTGCGACGCAACTGATGTGAAAGTGCTTGGTAAAGTCATGGCAACCTTTTCAGAGTTGAAATAATGAGTATTCGCAAAAACACTGAGGGTGAGTGGCTTTGTGATTTGCGTCCAAACGGGGCAAAAGGAAAAAGGATCAGGAAAACCTTTGCTACCAAAGGTGAAGCACTCGCTTATGAAAAATATATCCTTGAGGAGATGGCCGATAAGCCGTGGTTAGGTGAAAAGCAAGACAACCGCCGCTTATCCGATGTTATTTCTGAATGGCATGATCTGTATGGCAGAACCCTGTCAGACTCAGACAGGATGATGTCAAAGCTGAAAGCTATCTGCGCAGGTATGGGCAACCCCATTGCGTCGCAGATTACCCCGGCTGACTTCAGTAAATACCGGGAAGGAAGATTGAAAGGAGAAATTCCCGACATCAATGGTCGTTGCATGGAAATCAAGCCTCGGACGGTTAACCATGAACAGCGCAACTTATCAGCTGTATTCGGCACACTTAAGAAACTCGGGCACTGGTCGCTGCCTAATCCCATTGCCGGCATCCCCACTTTTAAGGTGGATGAGCAGATGGTGTCTTTCCTGTATCCCAACGAGATTAAGCAGCTGCTTGACGTTCTGCGGGAATCACAGAGTGAAAGCGTCCTCATAATCTCTAAGATATGCCTGGCTACCGGCGCGCGCTGGAGCGAGGCTGAAAACCTTGAAGGCAGTCAGATCACTCCGCATCGCATAACCTACAAAAATACAAAAAGTAAAAAGGTTCGCACGGTGCCCATTTCTAAACAGCTATACGACGAAATCCCTAAGAAAAGAGGAAAATTATTTACCCCATGCAGGAAAACATTTGAGCGTATCGTAGAAAAAGCTGGCATTGAACTGCCCGAAGGCCAGTGCACTCATGTACTAAGGCACACGTTCGCCAGCCACTTCATGATGAACGGCGGAAACATACTTGTTCTGAAAGATATTCTCGGTCATGCAGATATCAAAATGACGATGGTTTACGCTCATTTTGCGCCGAGTCACCTGGAGGATGCAGTAACTAAAAATCCGTTAGCCATGGTTGAAGGATGATCCAAATTTTGTCCACTGAGGTTTTCAACGAGTATTTATTACTATCAACCACTAACACATAACTTTATGATTCATATGATAAAGTGTTGATTTTAAATATACTCTTAGAGAATGTAGGAATTTCGGACGCGGGTTCAACTCCCGCCAGCTCCACCAAAATTCTCCATCGGTGATTACCAGAGTCATCCGATGAAGTCCTGAGAGCCCGCTTGGTGAAATCCCTGCGGGCTTTTTTGTGTCTGTAATCCGGCTGAATCCAGTGATCATTAGTACACGTCTAATTACACGCTTTAATGTGTGCCAAAAACGTGTACCAGTTATTGACGGATGTTAGTCTGGCCGCGGATGACACGCCCTCTCATCAATAACGAAATTCTCAAGGCTACGCCTAAAGAGAAAGACTTCACCTTACATGATTATGGCGGTCTTTTCCTACTCGTTAGAACGTCTGGTAAGAAGCTATGGCATTTTCGCTACCAGCGGCCAAATTCAGCAGCCGCTCAAATCTCAGCCTTGGCTCTTACCCTGCCCTAACGCTCGCTGCAGCACGCCAAATGTGTGACTAATATATTTAGTTGCTTGCTCAAGAGATCGACACACAGAAGCAGGAGGAGGAAGTATCGAATAGCGTCAATCGAACTGGAAAGAATTTTCGGTCGTGGCCGGCGGGTGGTACTGCTTAAAAGCAACAGCGTCACTGAGGATTATGCGAAGGATATTTGGCGATCCCTGGAGAAAGACATCCTCCCTACGATTGGTGAGATTTTTGTTCAAACACTCAAGGCCAGGAAGATTGTTGAAGCACTAGAGCCAATTAAAGCTCGTGGCGCACTTGAGACTGTTCGTCGGTTATTTCAGCGCATTAACGAAATCATGGTTTATGCGGTTAACACCGGTTTGATAAATGCGAATCCTGCTTCTGGCGTGTGTATGGCATTTGAAAAACCTAAGAAGCAGAATATGCCGACATTGCGGCCAAAAGAATTGTCTAATTTGATGCGTTCTTTAGCCATGTCGAATTTGACGATTTCGACTCGATATTTAATCGAGTGGCAACTACTGACTCTTGCTCGCCCTGCTGAAGCCTCCGAGACTCGCTGGTCAGAAATTGATCTCGATGCAAGACTTTGGACAATTCCCGCAGAACGGATGAAGGCTAAGCGTGAGCACATTGTTCCTTTTTCTCCACAAGCAATTAAGATATTAGAGGCCATGAAACAAATAAGTTCTCATAGGGAACATGTTTTCCCGAGCAGAAATAATCCAAAACATCCTATGAATAGCCAAACAGCAAATGCTGCACTTAAACGTATTGGCTATGGTGGGAAATTAGTTGCACATGGATTACGATCAATTGCAAGTACCGCATTAAATGAAAATGGATTTAATCCAGATGTTATTGAAGCAGCGCTTGCTCATTCTGATAAAAATGAGGTTAGGCGGGCATATAACCGTTCTACTTACTTGACAAAAAGAATAGAACTAATGAATTGGTGGGGAGTGTTTATTTATATGAAATAAAAGGTGAAGCAACCTCATCCCTTGGTGTGTGCATTTCTGCTCTCAAATCTCTAATTAGTGAGAAATGAAATTTTTCAGGTCTCAAAAAGATGAAAGATGAGTATATCAAACTAATGTGTAGGGCATCTTGGTTGCTTCAGTAATAAACTATCAGTTTAGTAAGCTTTTTTCAATTGTTTTTTCTCCAATAGATTTAAAAGATCCACATTTAACCAATCTACGAACCAAGGATTTGATGTCTCATGCTCAATGTAATCATCTATTTCAGCATTTGTTGGGCTGGCTTCTTGTAGTTCTTTTGCAATATTCCTGACCCAAATTCTCTTGTGTTTGATATCTATATATGGGCAGGACATTACATCTAAAAAGAGTAGCGCCCTTTCAGAACATTCTTGGATAGCACTTCCATTAATTAGCTTAAAATTTATTTTTCCAATTAATTCATCTTTTATTTTATTGTATGCGACATTGTCTCCAATCATAAACAAAAGTGAAATGATGTCGTAATAAGAGTCCACCTCTTTAAATATTTCACCTAATAAATCAGAAGGCAAAAACCGTGATTTATCCAGCTCACCAATTACACACATAATGTTATATGCTTCTAAATTAACAACTCTATTGATAGAAATACTTTCTTTCGACAAATCACTTAAATAATCAAATATCTCACTGTAAATATAGAACTCAATTGCATCCCTAAATTCAGGGATGCTCTTTTTAACAAATCGAATCGCAACTATTAATGTTGATGCCAGTTTGTACGATGAGTTAACAGATGGCGAAACTCTAAAGAAAAAGAAGCATACAAACAAAAGTACATATATTGCAGAATACATATCCCCCCTGTCATACTTGCCGTCTTCAGGAGATAGCTTTTTAATCCTTTCAAATATTGCAGAAACAATGTATGAGGAAACGTCGTCATAAGCCGCTTTTTCACCATAGCAGATTATCTTAATTTCATTTATGAATCTCATCGCCAGGTTATTTTTTCTAAAAATACCTTTCGGATTCAAATGAAACGAATTACTCTTTTCAAGAAAGATGTCAATAAACGAATTAAAGCTGTTGTTTACCAAATGAATCACTTTTGATTTAGCTGTTGAAAATGGTTTAGCCTTTAGTTCAACCTTTCCTAAATTGACATGCATATTGTATTCAGCCAAACCATCTGAATAGATTTTATAAATATCTTTTGCAATCACTTCAGAATTAGTAAAAATAAACACATCGTCAACATAACGTCTTATTTCATAATCATGACCATTACGTAATGAAGTTTTTTGTTCAAGTAATTTCTTTTGAACAAAAAGATCTATCTTTTGAAAAATCACTTCTGAGAAAATACGACTAATCTCAGGACCGATTATCAAACCATGCGTTTCGTTAAAATTACTTCTCTGCATTAATTTATCAAACGCATCGCCAAAATTTAACGATTTATTAGCTAGCATTCCTTTGGTGAACAACTTATCTTTAGTTGCCCAAGAAATGGAATGTGTATAAATGCTATCAAAACACTTGGATACATCGAGAGTTTGAAGAAAGTTGAATCTTTTTTCAAGCCTAAGAAAATCAAGAGATGTGAAAAATTTATATAGTCTATCATATCCCACATAACTAAAGTATGACGATGCATGCTTTGAGTATATTTCTCCGTTTTCAGTATCAACTACATCTTTTTTATATAAATTCCGATCTTCGAGAAGATTCTTGAAATAATATGTACTGGCAACTTTTTTGGGCGCCCTAATCGAAAAATCACTTTGAGAGCAGAAATGCACTATCATTGCGCTGTAGTGCATATAGAAGTCTTTCATTTCAATTTGAGAAAATGGATGTGGAATTGACAACCTCCGAAATTCCGTTTCGTTCTTTTTTATCTTGTAAGTATATGGGATAGTGTATTTATTTTTCTTTCTATCGCCTAAAATAACCCTCTTAAAAATAACACTACTAAACCCTTGTAATCTTGAATGATTCCTGACATTTTTATAAAACCCATCATTTGATGAAATAATAGGTGTTTCATAAGGTGTAGTTTCTGTCACCAAAGCCCTATTAAAATCTTTTTTATTAACCTTGTATGGCTTTCCTTTATGCATATTTCCAGCACTCCTGTATCCGCTTCATTTTTTTTGCAGAGTAATGAAAGAAATGACATTTACTATGACCTCTAACAAAACTGAACTTTAAAACTTTATATTTTTGAATTTGATTAAGGTTGAGGTGGAATTCGTAAAACACCTTGCCACTAGAAGAAAGAACTGCTTTTTTTAAAAATTTATCAAGTTCAGCAAGCCCTACCGAATTCATTGAATCAACCATCGGATAGTTATAGTAAATTCCTGATAATCTTTTTAAAGTTCGTTCTGAATCTAGCACACTAAAATTTGTTGATAAAAACTTTAATCTCTCACATAAAAGATCGAAATTTTTATTTTTATTGTAACTAATGATGGAGTGCATAATTCTACTTTTTAGCTTGTTAATTTTAGCTTGAGATAAGTCAATCTCTACATCTCTTACCAATCCTCTAATACTGCACTCACTGACATTGTCACTTATAGAAAAACTGTATCCTAAATATTCAAAAGTCATTAACTTGCTTTTTGGTTTTTTACTATTTGCCTTTCCGGCCTTCGCAAGCCCATCACTGACAAAATATTTCTTATTGTTAAACTCCAGTCCTGCTGGCAAGGCCTGTCTTAAGTCATCCATTAATAGTTTGTCATCTTCGAACCCATCTGTAATTAGGATGATATCATCGACATATCTGGCATAATAAAAAACGTGTGGCAAATTTCTTATCAGCTCATCAAATTCATGCATAAGATAGTCAGACAGGAATGAACTTATAGATAGTCCTCGAGGAATTCCCTTTCCGCCGTTTACATAAAACTCATACATAAACTCTTTCAAGAGCTGTTTACTTCTAACATCCACTCCAGTGACATCATCTATTTTTTTAAAAATATAGGTTTGGTCAAATGATTCATAAAAAGATTTGACATCCAATCTATACAATCGAAACTGCGAGCACTCTGAAATAAACATCTTCACGGCATCAACTATTACTGAACGTGGCGTCATTTTAACTTTGTTTTTCGTCGCAATATTACTTTTTATTTTCCTAAGAACAAGTATATCGGCCAGTTCATTAACCCAATAAACGGTCTTTCCTCTTATAACTGACGAAGATAACTGGTAGCCGAGAAAACCTGTTTGCGCGCGCTTAACAGCCGACTTAATAACCTTTTCCTTTTCCTCACTGCTGCCTAAATTTCGCCATTTTTGAAAGTCAATGGGTTTAAAACAATACGACAGTGTACGTGTATTAAAAGACTGGTCGTGCATAAAACTACCCGAAGGACAATTGAGATGTATCGAATATGCCTTCAAGTTAGAGTTGATTCAAGACTCCAGCGCGCAATGCTATCCCCGCCACGCCTGCCCGCTTTGTGCATCGCTTTCCATGCAAGTGCATTGTGTGGGCCGTGCCGCGCCCGGTACGGCCTGACGTGAGAAAGCGGTGATGATTTTGCATGCAGATCCATGCACGCTATGCATGCACTGCTCTTTACAAAGCGGCTGACAAGAAAAAAGGCTTCTGGAAGATAAAAGATGGACACAAAAAAGCCACTGGTGTAGCAGTGGCCGTGCAGGATTAATGAACCTAGCAGAATGCAGAACCGTAACGGCCCAGCGTCTGACGTTCTCTTACCGGTTTCGGTGGTGCTTCCGGTACGTTTTCCGGCTGGGGCGGTTCGGTAATGACCTTTGTGATGCTCTCATTCGTCTTGAAAGTGCAGGAGCAGTCCAGGTTAGTGCACTGGTGATAACGCTCTTTCATCTGTTCGGACATATAGCGACTCGATTTGGTATGTGCCGCACTTTTGCAGTAAGGACAATGCATCATTTCTGACTGCCCTCCTAAAGTTTTGCACGCTGTGCCTGAATTGACTCAGTCGGTTTCTGACGGCGCATAGGGCTCGTATAAAGCTCCATATCAATACCCGTTATGGCCGGGCGGTGCAGGCCTATATTCTCCAGCAGCGGTGCCTCTTTCAGCACGCTATCCGGCAGGGCCACAGCCGCCCGCGTCAGTACTTCACCAACCAGATAAGCCACGTCCTTAATCCGGTCACGGTCTTCACCGGCAAACGTCGGGGAAAGTTCTTCACGGCGGATACGCAGCTTAATGGCCCACAGCAGCGACAGACTCACGTTACGCAGGGCTGACTGCCAGTGTGAATCCGCGAACCCGGTAAATGCTTACTGGTTCGATTCAACGTACTTTTTCTCACTGCCGCAGCATTTCAGCATCGCCTCCTGCTTATCCAGCGCAAGCTCTTTGACCAGCCCGCCGAACTCGTCAGCCAGTTCCCGGCTGGCGATGCGCTGAGAATGTTCGGCGCGCAGCTCGTCAGTGAGATTGCCTCGCAGGTTGCGAAAGCGTGTGCGCCAGTCGCCTCGGCTTCTTTCCCTGCGTCGATGGCCGCCTACTGCTCTCTTTCACAGCGGACGATATCGGCGCAGATACCGTTATAGGCTTTCATCTTTTCGGTATGTTCAGTGCGGGCTTTTTTGAATCTGTTATCTATCTAACCGCATGCCGATCAGCGTCCTCTCATCCTGACAGCTTTTGGTCAGACGGTAGCACAGATGCTTAAAGAGTATGAGCGCGTGCGGACCAAACGCCTTAGAAATCACGATATACATACTGATCTCACACTGCATGAAGACAGCTATGCAGATTGTTTTCAGTCATGCCCGAAATAATTCCAAAGCTGACTTATGCTGGTTGATGTCACTATAAATGAAGTACACATCCAAATCTTATGTTTAAATATAAATTTTGAATGCCTTCGGGCCCCATACATTAATCACCTTAAAGATAAAAAACACTGTCACTTACATAATCGCAAGGTTAAAAATAAACCACCAACAGTAAAATCAAATAAAAATAACATCACAAGACTCTATCAAAGATAGTTCATTTACACATAGCACTGTGCTGTTAGGATAACTCGACTCCAACGCCAACTCCCTCTGCAATTTATCTTTTATGTATACATTATGAATGACACACCTATAATTCATTCTATTCATTAACATCCTCATTATGATACAATCATCCAGTCTAATATCTTTCCTCTTTTTTATTTTCAAATCCCGCCTCACCAACAAATCAAAATAATGTTCCTTTATAATATGATCCTTTTGTTCATTATACTCTTTTAAGCCATCGGTGCTCCTCAAGTCTAAAAGTTGTGATTCATCCAACTTAACCTTAGCTTTTATCACGCATAATTCATCATCTACATTACTGTTTCTTGCCCACTCCTTTGCCTTTTCTAATGGATTAGAAATGCCATTTATGAAAAAATAAACACCATTCCCTAACCAGTCTTCGTTTGATGAACTTAATCTAAAACCGTCACTTATTATAGACAATGCAGCATCTTTCGTGGTACCGTGATAGCAAACAAACTCATTCAAATTCAACAT